TAAATCTCTGTTAAGACATGTTCTACTTCTTCTTTGTGCTGGGCCAAGTGTTCCACGTAGCTGCGTAAGCTGTACTGGTTAACCTTCTTAGAAAATAAGCTCTGTCCACTTAGTCTTAAGCTACAGATTATATTGGCTTCCGGTATTGCTAATGTAACTACGTTAAAAAACTTGCAGGGTGCGCCACTACTGTACCCACCCCTTCTAACGCTTTGCGAGCAGTCTAAACAACGGGCTGCTTGTGGCTCTGCGACTGCTGAACTAGGAAACTTTCCATCTGATGACCAACACACTTGCTGCTGGCTCTTGTAGTAATTCCTAGCTAATGCCCCTCTATCTGTTATTACTACTTCTATAGAGGGCAGAGTTTCTTTAGTGTCAGGGCGGATAAAGAACCCATCCTGAGACTGTAACTTCATCATGCCTTCGTGGGCTTGCGTACTGAGATAACAAACTTTCTGTTGATCTGAAGTCCCGCGGGGGACAGGTCAGGGTGCTCTTCTAAAAACTCTTTCATGCTGTTATTAGAAATTCTCTTCTCTAGTAGGTGTAGGGCATCATGCTCTTTGATAAAGTGGTGCATCTGCTCCCAATCACTAGTCCAATAGTTTGCCTGTACTCTTCTTGTCACCGTACCTGTGTTTGACTTAACACTGTCTAACCCTTGCTCATCACATAGGGCTAAGAGGTTTTCGGTAATTACTTCTTGCTGCGATTTTATGTCCTTAATCTCGTCTTCTTTAACTTTAATAGCCTCACGCATCTTAATGAATATAGCGGTAAGCTGGGCGGCTGTTTTCATATTTTACTCCTTAGTGGGGGGAAGAGTTTAACACCTAATTTTACATTGTCAAGCGTCTAACTCCTGTCTGTATAAATCAATTATTTTGCTGTGGTTACTGATGTTAGCGCGAAGCATATTATACAGTCGGCCTTCAACTTCACTCCCTGTGATATGCACAATAGTCATAGGGTTATGCTGGCCGGGTCTATCTATCCGAGCGTTAGCTTGCAGGTAAGTCTCTACGCTAGTAACTGGAGCGTACCAGATAATGGTGTTGGCCGCCGTTAGAGTAAGTCCATGCGAGGCTGCTTGTGGCTGGATAATAAGCACCTGCGTAGTATCTTTGTCTTGGAAGTCTTTAATTATCTGGTGCCGCCGGTTCACCGTTACCTTGCCCGATATAACATCGCAGGTCACTTTCTTCTTGGTCAGGAAGTCTTGCAACAAGTTTATCGTATGCGTAAAGGGCACAAATACTAGCACCTTATGTGAGGATTCTTTTATCACTTCCAACACGACTTGCAGCCTATTGCTAACGTCGAATTCTATAACCTCTTTAGTGTCCGTGTAGACCGCACCTCCTGATATCTGGAGTAGTTTATTTATATTAGTCGCTGCGTTTACTGAAGTAACCTGCTCTCCCCCCGCCTCCATTGTCATCTGCTTTTTGAGTAACGTGTAGTACTTAAACTGTTGGGGCGTTAGTGCTGCATATCTTTCTACTGAAGTAACCGGAGGTAAGTCTAAGCACTGATCTTTCTCAAAACGAATAGCGGGTTGTAGCGCGTTGTGTACTACTTTGTCGGCTTCAGGTTTCGGGGCCCACTTAAACTGCGTAACTCTATAGAGAACCTTATCCCTAAACTGCCCAAAGTATCTCGGAACGTTATCAGGGCTAACTAACCTAGCTAGACCAAACGCATCAACAGGGGACTGTGCCGCTGGCGTACCAGTAAGCATCCAAAGCCAAGGGATACCTATGCACAAATCCCTGAGTATTTTCCACCGGTCGGTCTGAGCGTTCTTGTAAGCACTAGCCTCATCCACAACAATCATGTCAAAACCCCCGTTAAGTATCTCCTCTTTAACAACCGCAACTCCGTCAAAGTTTATGATAACGAACTCAGAACCCGCAGCAATTATCTTCCTGCGTTGGGGTGCGGCTCCATGCGCCACTGAACAACTGCGGTGCATAGCGAACTTAAAAAGGTCTTCCTGCCAAGCTGATTTCATAATGGATAACGGGCAAATAACTAACACTCTTTTATCTGGCCTATTTTCATTAGGTAATCCGCTGCCCATATAACTGAGGCTGTCTTACCTGTGCCCTGCTCGTTAAAGCAAAAGGCTTTTTTATGTAGCGTAAGGAAAGCAGACGTTTCTTTCTGGTGGGCGAAGGGGGTAAACCGACCTGTCCACGTATAGTCCCGTGTTATGGGGGAAGGGGCATCATGTTTTAAAGTAGTAAGTACCTGTGCCTCTAGCATATTCCAAGGTAGGGCCACGGTGTAAACCCCGTCTACCTCAGAGATAATTTTATGCTTCTTCAACCGCTCCGTAATTAGATGCGGTTGGGTCGTAGTTAAGACCATAGCCCTATCCTTAACTATTCTCATACAGTTTTCTTACCTTTCTTCTTACCTTTCTTCATTGCTCCGCTACTGGTGCGTGCATAGGAAGAGTTTTCCGCTTCAGTCTTAACCGACAGGTTGCTGCGGTCATTACCCCCACCTTGTGATAGGGGAGTCTTGTGGTTGACATGCTTCCCATCCCCCTTGGATACCTTACCCTCGGCCGTCAGTTTGGTACGGGCGGCATTCCGTTTAGCGCGGTTTTTCTTTTGTTCAGTAGTGCCTTGGTACTTGGCATACTCTGCTTTGTAATCTCTTGGTTTATTCATGCTTTGGCTCCTAATATGTCATAGTCTTTTTTAGCAAATCCTTCTTTGCTACCCCTAATGTAAGCGGCTCTTACCCACGTTGTTTTGCTGCTACTGAGTCTACGGATATGCCCTCTCCGTAAATGGCTTCTTACACCCCCCTCTCCATCGTTATTACTTTCGTATGGGCTATCCCAAGTCTCCCCATTTATTGACAGCACATGGTAGTCAAAAGATTTGTGTGTCCTACTTTTTTTCTTTTGGCCCCGCGTGCCTACTATAGATAATTTTGGGCTGGCTCTTTTATTTACTTTTACATTCTCCAAGGAAAGCAATACATGTAGGAACATCAACGAAATAACGCAACAACTGTATTGCTTTCTAGCTACCTCTTCTGCGCCGCCTCTAAAAAAGCTCCTAAGGTTTGCAATATGTATAGTCGTTGCAAGGTCATTATCTGCAATCATTAATGTGTACCCATATTCCTTAGGGACCATTAACACTTTACCCGCGAAAGGGCACCATTCTTGGTTTTTAACATTCCAAACCCCAGCCGTGAGTGCGATATCATTACTGTCCTCGCATTGTTCAGCTAACACTACCGTGGGTATATGGAAAACTTTTTCGTTTATCCTATCAAGTTCCTCAGCATAGTTTACAACGGCTTCATCAGGGTTATGTTCCCTAGCGAAGTCTGCGATTGACCCAGCCGTAAAAGAATCATGCTTTGTAATTGTATCCATAAGTACGACTGTTTTAGGGTAAGGGAGCCGGACAAAGTTACCGTTATGCTCGCCGAGTTCCTGTACTTCCTTCCATGCGGTAAACGTCATATCCGGCACATAAAACTTCGGGTTGGTTTCTATAAACTCAGCCATCTCTAAAAATCTTTGTTGCCTAGGGACTTCTACATGCCCCAATGTAGCTCTTTTGCGTAAATCTTTTGCCAGACTTTTATATATTTGCCAATGTTCTTTCATCCTTATCGTTCCTTATGGTGTTCACATTTAGTTACTGGGCACCAACCACATAAGGGAGTGGATACCGCATTCCATACTCCTGATTCTTCAGCAACTCTAAGGCGTTCAAGGTCGGGGTGGAACCCAGCAAAATAAGAGTTAAGTAACTCTCGACTATGCTCCTTGCGAATGAACTCGTTGCTTACTACATAAATTAGTGCTGACTTAATTGTGTTCACTTCAGGGAAGTGGGTGAACGTGGCTGCGGCTAAGGCATCTAGCTGGGCAGTATCCGCGTACTTCGCATTCTTTCCCGTCTTGTAATCTATGAGGTATGCCTTCTCCCCGTCTACAATAACTAGGTCGGCTATGCCCCGCCACCAAACATCTTTATCAAAGAACTTGCATGGGCCTAGGTCTGTGCCATCGTAGGTAAGGCCATACTTAAGCTCACAATGCTTCTCGCCGGGTATGTTTTTAAGGGAGGTTAACATCTTAGTTATGAAGTCAAACTTCTTAGGTATCTCTTCCCCATTCTTTATGTGTAGCTCCGCAGCTTTGTGCAGCTCGTTACCATAGCTCATTGCTAGGCTGCCTTTATCTTTAACGTCTTTAGCCACCTTAAGGTGAT